ACCTCTGTCTGCTCGGCAGCAGCTTCCAGCTCGATCATCGCGGCCTTGGCTTTTTCCGTATCCGCCGCGATCCCAGCCAAGCCCTTCTCGCCCTGCGACTTGGCCGTGTTCAGGCCGCGCAGTGTGGTTTCGGTCAGTTTGATTTTGGCCGACAGCTCGGAGTATTTTGCCCCGGTCTTTTCGAGGGCAGCTTCCTGCCGTGCTGCTGCGGTCTCCGCCTTTGAAGCCGTAGAAACATAGGCGCTGATAGCCGCACCCGTCTTGGAGATGCTGGCGTCGATGCCTGCGTACTCAGAGGTCAGCTTGCCGAGCGTAGCAGTGTGGCCCTCGAGGACCCGGCCAGCCCGCTCGAAGGCTTCGGTTGTGGTCTTGGCGGGCTTCTCGGCCTTGGCAATGGCCGCTGACAAGCTCTCGTACTTGACCTCGGCTTCCGCGACCTTTGCCGCAGCCTTTGCGATCTCTGCGGGAAGCTCAGATTGCCGGGCGACCAGAGCAGCCTGCGCAGTCGTGGCCTTCTCGGCAGCAGACGTGGCCTTCTTCTGGGCATCGAGCGATCCGGTCAGAGCCGCCTTCTGCTCCTTCTGCCGGGCAATCGTATTTGCGAGGGTTTGCTCGTAGCCGGACAGGGCCGCCTTGGTCTTGCGGAACTCTGCGCGGGTGTCCGAGAGGCGAGACGCGACGTCCTTGCCAGCGGTGCCGAGGTTGTTCAGGGCGTCCCGAGCTTCGTTGACCGCCTTGGCCACCGTGCTCGAGTCCCCGATGCCGCCCATGGCCTTCTCGACCTTGGCGAGGGACTGAGCAAACGACCCGAGCGCTTTATCTGCGCGACCCGAGTCGGAGCCTAGTTCACGCTGATTGCTGCGGAAGTCTTCGAGGGAACCATTGATCGTATCCAGTGCGCGAGATGCTTCGTCTCGTGCGCGGATGACTAGGTTGACGTCTTTCCGTGCCATTCAGCGTGTCCTTTAGGTGTTCCTAGATAGCAGGTCCTTAACAGGTTCGGTGACTGCTTCCATGTTTTCGAGGACCTTCTTGAAAGCAGGTCCGCCTTTCTTGGACACTACAGCGAGGTGGGCATATTGAGCAAGGACCGCTTGGAGGCCCAAGACAGTAGTATTGCGCTCTGTCACGATAGCCGCTTCGTCGTACACCCTGCCGATGGGGTACGAGAAAGCGTTTGGGTGCCCTTCAGCGAGGAGGAGGCTGACCTGCCGCCTTATACCCCAGTACCATTCTGCGAATTGCTGGCTCGCCGACTCTTCCGATTCTGCGGGACCTGACTCTCCATCGTCGCCCCAGAGATCGTCAGGTAGATCGCGCTCAGGGACTCGGTCAGCTTTCGCACTGTGCCCTCGTTGGCGAACGTCTGGTTCACCACTTCGTTGAGGAGGGACACTTGGTCGATGATGGGGAAGCTGTTGATGTGGTCTGCGGTGTCTTCGTCGGGGTCGTCGTTGGCGACCGCGATGAGCCAGCCGATCAGCTTGGGTGCATCCTGTGCGACCGAAGTGACGAGCCGGAGCATCATCTCTTGCGTGAATTTCTCTTTGCCCTTCGCCATCTGCTCTTTGACCTGCGCGAACGTGATGACGATCTGCGGGCCGAACATGGTGACTAGCATCATCATGTCACTGGCGTTGATTCCTCGGATATCAACCACGTCGCCATTGGCGAGGGTGACTTCCTTGCGGGGAACTAGGACGTCCCGCATCTTCTTGTTCTTAGACATTTCTTACCTTGTCTGCTCTGTCAGGAGCGGTGAGGGGTTAGGGTTTAGTAAACGGGGTTGCCGTCGCGGTAGATGGCTTCAGCGCCGTCTGGCTTCAGCACTTCGAGAGACATTGGGATTTGCTGCCAATCGTCGCCCTTCAGTGCATAGTCGCCGTTGGGCGTGATCTTGATGTAGGGCATGATGAACGTAGCATCCTTACCCTTGGGGTTCTTCGTGACGTACATCAGTGCGCCTTCGATTGGAGCCGAGCCGGAGATGACGCGGGACCGGGTCGAAGCCTTGACGGCGTAGGTCACGTTCAGCGAGCCGCCTGCCAGAACCTTTGCCGAGGTCTCGCTCAGCACGACCAAGCCGTTCAGATAGTCCATCGTGTAATCCACGCCGGAGGTCAGAGCGACCGCGCCGAGGGTTACAGCGAAACCTGCCGTGTCGATGCCGAAGTAGCCCGTAGGGTTCGCAGGGGACTGGCCGAGCTTGTAGGCCATGCCAGCTTTGGCACCAGTGAACACTTCGGTCGAGGAAGCGACGGCAGTCTGCGTGATGGTCAGGGTCTGACCGAAGAAGAACAGCGCGACGTTCTCGGGGTTGATGTTGTCCGTGACCAGCGTACCTGTCCGGTTCACTTCCAGCGGGACCGAGTCATCCTTCTCGCGGATACCTTCGTCCGAGGAGTAGTGATCCAGTTCTTCCGACTCAATGGTCAGCGAGAACTCGGGCGTGTTGCCGATGTAGCGGTAGCCATCGGGAACTTGGGTCCCGGTCTTAAAGAGGGCCAGATAGACCTTCCCCCGGCCTAGGACGTATTGTTTCTGTGCCATGTTGTCGAACCTTTCTTGCTCGATTAGCGACCGTTAGGATCGGTCAAATCTTCAATCATCGTAACGGTCAACGTCAACCAAAAATAGGCCGTAGCTGACAACTCATCTGCGGGACGTACCACGCCTGACCCGATATACAAGTTATCGACCGTTTGTCCAAGCCCTAGAATACCCTCCGAGGGGTCATCCCAATCCTGCTTCCGGCGCTCTAGGGCTAGAACCTTCTTGACCTGCGCCAGCAGCGGGTGCGCCGGGTCTGTGGGGTTGTACTTGTCATCCTGCACGAAGCCCTGCACCACGAGCTCCCAATCGCCTGTGACGTCCGAGCCGCCGCGAGGGGCCATGTTGGTCTCTGCGGGGATCGGGGCCTCGAGGATCGAGATGAAGGGGGTGTCGGTCTCGTTGCCGAAGATGCCCCGGCCACGGTAAACCCGGCCCGCCATGGGCGTGACCTTGTTCTGCGTCCGGTCCTGACTGTCGATGTGGGTGTAGTTCGTCGTGCCGAGCAGGTTCGAGAGGCGCTTCAGGACGACCAGCCGGATCGGGTCTTCGGGGTTTACTACTTCAGCCATTGAACTCTACTTTCACGAGGCGGTCGATCTCAGCTTGGAGTCGCCGGATAACTTCGGGGGTCATGTCCATCTTCTCGCCGGAGCCTGCGTTGTTCTCGAAGACCTGCGCGACCGAGGGGCCATACAACAGGAATAGGTTCTTGCCGAGGGGCTTGGCGGCTGTGGTCTTAGAGAGACTTTCGCCTTTGCGCAGCCTGATAGCAAGGCCCCGGTTCTTGGGGCCATCTGTCTGCGGGCCTAGACCCTTGTTCAGGGGCATGAGGAAAGCGCGGGCGAGGGTGCTAGAGGAGCCCGTCTTTACTTGGACACTGACTCCCGCTTGGCCGAGCCGGGTCGAGCCTGAGACGAACCGAGCGAGCGAGGTGGCACGGCCTGTTGCGGTGATCTCTGCCTCGAGCTTCGAGGGCGACGAGAAGCCGGATTGGTAGAGCCTCCCCTTGGAGGGTGCGACGAAGCTGGCCGGGAAGTTGAGCTCCGCCCGGACACGGTCAGCGATGGCGGTGCGGGTGCTCGCGGCTACCCGGTTCAGGGCGCGGGAGACGTTGCGGCGGAACTCATCCTTGTCGAGACCCTCTAGGTCGATGTTGACCGCGTCGGTCGCAACGAGCCAGTTAGTCGCCATCTGGTTCAATGACCTCGCCGCTGGGCGTCTGGTAGCCGACGATCTCCGAGCGTTCCGCGAAGACGACTTCTGCGGTGATGGTCTGGCCGTCTGGCGGCATGACGTTGTGGACGAAGTACGCCTCATCCTCGGAGAAGATCACGAGAGATAGGCGAGTTGGATTCTTCACTTCTTCACGCCAGAACACGACCGTCTCTGCTCGGTCTCGCGTCTGGGCGTAGGACAGGTTCGTCCCGGCGAGGTCCCCGGCCATCGCAGTCTTGCTGTGTGGCCGGGCCTTGATAACCTCATACGTCGCGGTCGCCCGAACTTCCGGGTTCGCATAATACGCCGCAGGACGCCCCATGAAATCATGGAGCGCCTTACGGGACCGACGACGAATTTGGTCAATCGTTTCCATTAGACGAGGTCGCCCGCCTTTTTCTCGTCGATGGCTTTGCGCATGGTCTCGACCTTCATGTTAGGCTGAGCCTTCTTTTCCATGACGGTCTCGTACTCGGCGCGGGTTTCTTCAAGGATACGGGCTTCCGCTTCCTCGGCAGTCTCTTGCGAGTTCTGCTCGGCCTGCTTAGCTTCTTCGGTCAGGTCGATATCTTCGACCCGGCGAGCTGCTTCGGCGTCTTCGGCATCGGCCACGCGAGCAGCCTTCAGAGCGATCAGCTCAGCTTGCTGTTCTTCGTTCATCGCCTTGAAGAAGGAACCCGCAGGGATTTCTTTGACTTGGGGCGCGACCGCCGCAACGCCAGTGAGCTTGTTGCCCGCGATGCCGAGGGCTGTGGTGACGTGGATGGTTGTAAGTGCGAACAGGCGTTTCATAGTCTATGCCTCCTAGGGCGTGTTGGGGGGAAAGGGTGCCCCCGGCGATGAGCTCGCCGAGGGGTTGGTCTTAGGCGCGAACGCGGGCGCGGGCCGAGGCGTTCGGCATGGTCGGGACCATCAATGGCGCAGACTGCGTCATGATGAAGGTGGCCGACGGGTCTTCCGCATCCCACATTTTCGGGAACACAGGCAGGGAGACCCAGCCAGCGGCCTTGTCTTGGATCGCGCCGAAGCAGCGAACACCCTGAACGCCGGGGCCTGTCAGGACCACGTCGCGGGGGTCCATGAACTCGATCACAGAGCCATCGACGTCTTCGTAGTAGTCCGAATAGACGTACACAGCGACCGTGCCAGACAGGTTGCCGACATACTCGACCTCGGGAGCATTGCCTTCGCGCATGCCGAGGTTGAGGTTCAGGCCGTTGTTCTGGGCCTTGATATCGGTGTTCAGCAGCTCGCGGATTTCAGGGTCCGCCTGCATCACTTCCCAAGCAGCCGCGCCGACAGTCAGGCGGTTGGTGACGCCGCCGTAGCGAGCGCGACGAGTCATGTTGCGCATGCCTTCGACCGACTTCAGAATGGATACGCCAGTATCCCCCCAGCGGTTGCCTGTGGTCAGGGTGATATCGTGGCCCGGATCACGTTTGAAATCGACGACGGTGCGAGGATAGGCTTCGCCTTCCAGCGTGACCTTGCCGAACTGGATAGCCTCGGAGGCCAACCATTCCCAACGACGCTCGATGCCGCGACGGTGCGTGTTCAGGATATCCGCAACCAGCAGGTTGTAGCGAGCGGCGGGCGACATGTTGGTCTCGAAGTTCAGCTCGTTCAGGCCAGCAACTTTGCGGATCACGCGGGTCGCGCTGACTGCATCCTTGGGCTTGACGTAAGCTGGCTTAATCTGGACCCGCTCCTCGGCAGCCGAGTACATCGGACGGCCTTGGGTTGTCGGGACGACCAGAGGGGCCATCTTGCGCTGATCGGACAGCTTGGAGAAGTCCACGTATTCAGTTTCAAAGTTGATCTGACCGGGGAAGCACAGGCCCAACCAGTAGTTCGACACGGCTTCTGTGACCGAGTCGTCGTAGTACGCGCCCAGCAGGGTACGCGTAGAGTAGAGGCTGTTGTTGACGGTGGGCATGATGTTTTCCTTATCCTGCTCAATGGTTGGTGGACGCCGATTTCTCGACGCCCAGAAGGTTTAGCCCACGATGGCCGCAGACTCGTATGGGTTCTTGTCGAGGATGATGTTGATCGGCGCAGGCGCACCATTGAACGCTGCCTGTTTCTGGGCATCGGTCGTGAACGACGCCGCAAATTTCAGCGCGGTATAGTCCAGATAGCCAGCCACGATCACGTCGATGTTCATGGACTGCCCAGCAGGCAGGGAGACCGGAGCGGTCAGGATGCCCAGAGGCGTAGAGCCTTGTGCAGTCAGGCCGCCAGCGCTGACAACGCCGAACAATGGCAGGTCCAGATCGGACACGCCTGCCGTGATCTCGACGTTGCGAGTCGCGACAGCAGGTTGGTCCTGCAAGCGCAGCTCTTTGCGGTTGCCCCAAGTCTCGCTGCGGTATTCTGCGATGCCGGGTGCGCCGTCGTCTGTGTTAAAATCGGGCATGAAGCCTCTCCTTCAGTGGTGTTGCCGGGTAGCCCGACGATTGCGATTAGCGGCCCAGCAGGCCGATTACTTTTTGCCTTTGAAAGCCTTGGCAGCGCCGATGATGGCGTTGGTGTTGGCTTCGTCATCGGACAGATTC